ATCTTCACCTGCAACTATAAGAATAAGATCATCGAACCACTCCATAGTCGTTGTGCTGTCGTTGAGTTTTCAGTAAACGGAAAAGAAAAGCAAACAATTGCTTCTCAGTTTTTCAAACGAATTAATTACATACTAGAGCAAGAAAGGATTGAGGCAGATAAGAAAGTCCTAGCAGAATTAATTAATAAGCACTTCCCTGATTGGAGAAGAGTTCTTAATGAGTGTCAGAGATACTCTGTAGGAGGTAAGATAGATAGTGGTATACTTGCCCACTTTAGTGATGTAAAAGTAAATGATCTCATTAAAAACCTCAAAGAAAAGAACTTTGCGGAAGTACGTAAATGGTGTGTCAATAACTTGGACAACGATCCTTCTGTTTTATTACGTCGTATTTACGATAGTCTTTACACTTCCTTGGTTCCTGCTACCATCCCTGCTGCTGTTCTCATACTTGCTAAGTATCAGTACCAAATCGCTTTTGTTGCAGACCAAGAGATAAACATGCTTGCGTGTTTAACAGAGATTATGGTAGAATGTAATTTCAAGTAATTATTATTATGATTTCCAAAGAAAAGGTGAGGAACCAAGTTAAGTCTAGATTTTATTATTTGTTCTGGGGTATTGCTACATTCTCTGTAGTAGCAGGACAATTATATGTTGGATCTGGATATAGAATGTTTGCTAGATCATTAAATAGAATATTAGATACTGTTCAATTAGAAGTAGGTCAAACTTACAACAACGAGAGATTTTACTAATGATCTTTTTATCAAAACCATCAGTTTACAATTTGCCTGGTACATGGGAGAAGCAACCTGATGCTATCATTCCACACCTAAGTCTTACTCCTGATCAAGGATTTATTTTGTTCTTTGGTTTAGTTGTTGTAGGTCTAGTTGCTTATGGACTTTATCTTACAGTAGGAGCAGGTAAGAAAGAACTAAGAGATCCTATTGACGAACATGCTAAGATGCATGAGTTGGGAATTGCCCACGGTCATGGTGGAAATAAGGAGGCATATGAGATGTCAGGAAAACTAACTAAGAACCACACTCATGATGAGTGATGAAGATCAAAGGCGTATTGATGATGACTATAATGTAGTTAATCATTATTATCGTGCTAAGATGATGCATCCCAATATTCCCTTTTACCTTCAAGATGAGATGGGTAATACTTATGAGTTTAAGTGGGAATTAATCTATCAGTATATTGATAAACTTACATAATGAAAGCCTTGAAGACTCCACTCAGATATCCTGGTGGAAAATCTAAAGCAATTAAAACATTATCACCTTGGTTCCCTAAGACCATATCGGAATATAGGGAACCTTTTATTGGTGGTGGGTCTATTGCTATTGAAATAACTAAATCTAATCCAAACATACCAGTATGGATTAATGACCTCTATGTGCCTCTTTATAATTTCTGGGTACAGTTGAGGGATAGTGGAGAAGAACTGTCTGAGAGGGTCAGAGAAGAGAAGCAGAGGACGTTGGATGAGGGTGATAAGGATAAAGTAACTGCAAGTGCTAAAGAACTATTCAATAGATACAAGGCAGAGATTGATACCTATAATGACTTTGAGAAAGCAGTAGCATTCTTTATAATGAACAAGTGTAGTTTTTCAGGATTGACTGAAAACAGCACCTTCTCACAGTCAGCATCTAATTCTAATTTCTCTCTTGTAGGTGCAGATAAACTTGCACAGTTTTCTAAGTTGATTAAAGATTGGAAGATTACTAATATAGATTATTCAGAAGTAATGAAAGAGAATGGATCAAGTGATACATTTGTATTCTTAGATCCTCCATATGATATTAAGGATTTTTTATATGGAAAGAATCGTGAGATGCATAAATCATTTGATCATGATAGATTTGCAGATGACGTTTATAATTGTGTCCACAAGTTTATGATAACTTATAATGTTAATGATAGACTGAAAGAGTTATATAAAAATTACAATCTAAAGGAGTGGAAGTTGAGGTATTCTATGGCACATCGTGGAGATAAAGGAACTGATGAGAATATTAAGACAGAACTATTGGTGACTAATTATTCTATTGTCCCACAAACTCCTTTGGAGGTAGTATGGAACTAAAAGATTGGTTGAACTCAATTAATTTCACAAAGAAGATTCCTGAAGACCCTGCTGAAATAAAGAATTACCCTCCTTATATTATCAACCGTTGTTTGTCAGGGCATCTTGATTGTGTTCTCTTTGCTAATGAGATGAATAAGTATTCATTCCTAGATAAAGACATGCAATATTCTTTTTATCTAAATACACTTAGGAAAAAGAAGAGATTTAGTCCCTGGCTCCGTAAGGAAAAAGTCACAGACCTTGAAATCATTAAACAATACTATGGTTATAGTAATGAAAAGGCATCTAATGCCCTCAAGATATTAACCCCCGAACAAATTAGTTACATTAAACAACGACTTGAAACTGGAGGATCGAAATGACTGATACCGTTGAACCAACTGTGCAATGGTCGCAAGACCAGATGGTAGAAGTTCTTCTAAATGAACCTGATGATTTTTTAAAGGTTAGGGAAACACTTACAAGAATTGGAGTAGCATCCAGAAAGGAGAAAAAGTTATATCAAAGTTGTCATATCTTGCATAAACAAGGAAGATATTATATAGTACATTTTAAGGAACTGTTTGCCCTTGATGGTAAACATGCTAATCTTACTGTTAACGACGTTCAACGTAGGAATCGTATTGCTCGTCTCCTTGCTGATTGGGGTCTAATATCTGTTGTGAAACCTGATTCAGTATCTGATATTGCTCCACTCAATCAAATCAAAGTTCTTGCTTATAAGGATAAGGGAGATTGGGTATTGGAGCAAAAATACAACATAGGAAAAAAAGGAAAGGCTCAAGAAACTTCTCAAGAAACTACTGATTAAACAAAGGATTTTATTATGGATTATTTAAAGTACGGTAATCGGGTTCAGCAACAATCACAAGAATTTGATCAACAGAAAATCCAACCAGAAGGTTTTGTTGATATAAAACAAAAAACTAATGAAGTTGGTAGTGAATTTAATAAAGAAAAGAAGTCTGACTTGATAAATTTATTTTCTATTCCATTAGGAATTTATCCATATCCACATAATTTTGTGGAGGAATTGAAGTGGATTCAAAACTTGGAGTGTCCAGAGCATAAGAAATACCTTGGGTTTACTTTTAATAGGCAGTCAGAAGATACATTTATTCTTGATAACTCAGAGTTAAAAAATATTCGCACTCATATTGAAGCTTCGTTACATCATTTTATGCATGAAATTTTAATGTTTCAAGATGATTTAGTTATTACACAATCATGGTTAAATAAAAATCCTAAAGGGGAATCACATCATGAACATTCACATCCTAATAGTTTTATTAGTGGTGTGTGGTATCCACAGGTTAATAAAGAAACACCACCTATTCAATTTACAAAAGCCCTTACCAGTCAGATAGAACTTGCCCCAAAAAATTATAACAATTATAATTGCACAACATTTTTAATGCCTGTTGATCAAGGTTCGTTAATATTATTTCCAAGTTCCTTACGGCATTCTGTTCCTCCTAATCAATCTGATACAGAAAGAATCAGTTTATCATTTAATACTTGGCCAAAAGGAAATTTTGGTGATCAAAAATCATTAACATTACTTCCAGTAGATAGATGCGTATAACCGTATAGGGATTTAAGATAGAAGTGTTATAATTAGTATTGGATGCCGAAAGGATCCAAATTTAACACACTCGCTTAATAAGGAGCTACTATTATGGGTAACCTAGCAAGGTACACCGCCGCAGATCTTCCAGCATTATTGGAGAGGATCTCAAAGAACAGTATTGGAATGCATGATTATCTTGATCGTGTATTTGATTTTCAAGAAACAACATCTAATTATCCACCATACAATTTAATACAATTAAATAATCATGAGTCGAAACTCGAAATCGCCTTGGCGGGGTTCAAGAAAGATGAACTCAAAGTCTTCACGGAGTTTGGAAAACTATATGTGGAAGGCAAAAAAGAAGAACCAAAAGATGATAGAGAATTTGTCCACAAAGGATTGGCCCAACGTTCCTTCCAACGAGTTTGGACGGTCTCCGACGATACAAAGGTTGGATCGGTCAAGTTTGAGGATGGACTCCTCACCGTGGGATTGAATAAGATTGTACCAGAACATCATGCTCGTACCGATTACTTAGGAGGTGAATCATGAAACTCACATCACCATTCAGCATTATAAAAAATGCTATTAGTGATCTCAAAAGAGTTCCTAAAGAGAAAAAAGAAAAGGTAAAGTCATAAATAAAACTGAATATCGTCGTCGCACTCAGAGGGGAAACTGGCACAATCCAGTTGACACCCCTCTTTTTTATTGGTATAATTATTACAGATAAAACTTTATTATGAGTGAGGATTTCACTAGAATTGCTTCAGCACTTGAAAGGATTGCTGAATCACTTGAAAAGAAATGGCACATTGACATAGATCATGGTCATATTGAGAAGATAGATAATATAGAACATGGTGACATAGACACTCACGCTCATTCTTTTTAGATATGCCACAGCAACAGACACTTAAGTTCACTATCAGACAAGATGGTCATGTGACTGAAGAAGCCTCTGGTTTTACTTCTCATCAGTGTGTTGAGGTTACTGAATCAATAGAGAAAAAACTTGGAACTTTAGAAACCCGTCAATTTAAACCCGAATTCTATTCTAACAATGTCGCACTTCAGCAGAATCAAAACGAAAATCAAGAACAAACCTGAACTAGAGGAAGCATTACTTCTTCTTCAGTATGATGTAAAGGAAGATCAAGAACTTAAAGTGACTGGTGCTCATGGCATTAAACATGAAACTGTAACTGCTGATCTTGCTATTGGTGGTGATGTTGGTTTTAGATTGAATCCCATGACAAATGAATATGAATTGGTTGCAGATTTAGAAACTTGGAATCAACCTATCCCAGTAGAAAGGTTTCTTGACAAAGTAAACCAACAGTATGCTAGAATGACAATTCATAATCAAGTTAAGAAAATGGGATTTCAAGTAGAAGAGGAATGGGAAATGGAGGACAACTCTATTGAATTAACAGTCACACGTTGGGTTTAAATTATGACAATTAAATTATGCCTCCTCAAATCTGGTGAAGATATTATTACTGATTTGACTGAGATGCGTACTGAGGAGGGACCACAGGGAAGAGTGATAGGATACTTTTTTGAGAAACCTTGTGTTGTTCAAATGAAGAATCCTCAAGCACAAGCTTCTGATGGTAATACAAAAAAAGCAGGATTTGAGGTTTCTTTATTTCCTTGGTTGCCATTAACTGCGGAAACTAAAATTCCTATCACTGCTGATTGGTTAATAACTATGGTTGAACCAACTGCTAAATTAAAAGAAATGTACATTGAGGACGTATTAAGTGGACCAGATAGTAAAGATAGTTCATCTGACGACAAATCAGATTCTGATAACTGAACTTGCAGAAATAGCAGCAGTAGTTCCTGGTGAACCTGATTGTAAAATGACCAATCCATTTACAATCAAAGAAGATCAAACTCTAGAACCTTGGTTGCTTAATGTGACTAAGGATGATATATTCATGATTAGTTCTGATAAGATACTTACTCTTGCAGATCCAACCCCCACCCTACTTGAAAAATACATAGATCTTACTAAATGAAATTCTACACCAACGTTCAACTAATCGGGAACCAGTTTCTGGTACGAGGAGTTGAGAATGGTAGAAGGTATGAACATCGTGATGAGTTTTTCCCTACTCTATTTGTTAAGTCAAAAAAGAAAACAAAATACAAAACACTAAATGGAGAAGCAGTTGAAGCAATTCATCCAGGCACGGTAAGAGATTGTCGTGAGTTTTATAAAAAGTATCAAGATATTGACAACTTTGAGATCTATGGAAACGACAGGTATATCTATCAATATATTTCTGAGAAATATCCAGAGGATGAAATCAAGTTTGACATTAGTAAGATTAAACTTGTTAGTTTGGATATTGAGGTTGCGTCTGAGCACGGGTTCCCAGATGTTGAGTCTTGTTCTGAAGAGATTTTGGCAATATCAATACAGGATTATACAACCAAGCAAATCGTTACTTGGGGCAGTAAACCCTTTCGTAATGATAGGAAGGATGTAACATATCATCATTGTCCAACAGAGCATCAACTTCTATCATCATTCATCAATCACTGGATGGAAGATGTTCCTGATGTGATTACTGGTTGGAACATGCAACTTTATGATATTCCATATATTGCTAGACGCATTCAACGTGTTCTAGGTGAGAAGTTGATGAAGAGACTTTCTCCTTGGGGACTTGTATCAGAGGGAGAAACATTTATCAAAGGACGTAAGCACATAACATTTGATGTTGGTGGTGTTTGTCAGTTAGATTATCTTG